GCAGTGTAATGAATTCCTTTGCTTTGTCAATGGATGGCACAGATACCTTGCAATTGAATCCTTCCTTTGATGGAACTTTGTACACATTACAGTAGATTGATTTGATGAAATGGTTGTCATTCTGCCAGTTGATATTGTCAAATAGATCAATCAGCTTTTGGCTGTTCATCATAACCGGTGTATGTGTCTCATAATTGTATGCCGTAAAGCTGTTATGTTTCAAGAATTCCAAAGTATTTTGTTGAGCCATTTGAGTATGTGGAGGATGTTCTGGATTGACAATGATTGATCCCATGTTAATAGCCACATGTGGCTGCCATATCTTTGTAATGAAAAAATCTTTGTTCATATAAATGAAATCACCTCCAATGTTTCTGGCAAAAGTCAGAATTCTATTTGTCACATCACATCCTCTGATATTATTGTGTTGAGTGCATGGCAGATTATTGGCTCCAGCAACAGATTTGCCAATGGTCCATATCTCAGCATCTGGATATATTAATCTCAACCATCTGATTGATTGGTTGATTTCAAAGTCAGACTCAGACTTGCTGTGGTATGGATAAACAAAAACCATTTCGAACAAATTTACATAATATTTATGATTAGAGAATTACCTCTTTATGATATTGGTATTGATCTTGATGATCCAGAAACAACCGTATCATTCAATGCATTGGTATTAAATCCAGCACATGAAAAATCCTTTGACACATTCAGCCAAAAGATTGCTTATCAATTCAATGATGAGGAGCAAGTCATCACTGGAGTTGCTATATCTGCAGATACTCCCATATATCGAAGAGATCCTCGGACTAATGAAGAGTATTATGTGAACTTTTCAAAGCAAGCAATCAAAGATATTGTATTTGATTATGCCAGAAGAGAGAACTTTAACAACGTAAATCTTGAGCATGATAGTAAAAGAGTGGTTGATGGAATCTATATGATCATGAGTTACATCATTGATGAGGCAAAAGGATTCACAGCTCCAGAAAGATTCAACAAAGAGAATGATGGATCATGGATTGTGAGTTATAAGGTAACCAATAAAGATGTATATGAGGCAGCCAAGTCTGGAATGTTTACTGGCTTCTCAATTGAAGGTGTGTTCCAATTGCTTGAGACTGGCAAAGGATGGGAGCATGAATTCGCTTACATTTATCAAGAGCTGAAATCAGTCCAGGAATACATCAGATTTTACAATGACTATCCAGAAGCTGTGAGCAACAATGCTAAGAAAGGAATTGAGCTCAACCAAAAGTATGGAAATAAATGTGCCACAAGAGTTGGCAGATTAAGAGCAACGACTTTGGCAAACAAGCAAACTGTCTCAGTGGCCATAATCAAGAGGATGTATTCATATCTGTCAAGAGCAGAGGAGTATTATAATCCAGATGACAATTCAGCATGTGGCACTATCTCATATTTATTATGGGGTGGACTTGCTGGTAAGAGATGGGCAGAGGCAAAGCTTAAAGAGTTAGGTATTTTCGAACAATAAATTATAATAAACATGAACAAAGAATTACAAACTATTAAGGAATTGATTGCTGAAATGAAAGCACAATTCTCAAAAAGCGTTGAAAAATTTGAACAAGCAACTTTGGCTGATGGCACAACTGTGATAGAGTATGAAGCTCTTGAGGTTGGCATGCCAGTATTTGTTGTTGCTGATGGCGAAATGATTCCAGCTCCAGAAGGAACTCATGCATTATCTGGTGAACTTGCCGGTGTATCAATTGTTGTTGATGCAGAAGGTATCATCACAGAGATAATTGATGAGAGAGAAAATGAAGGAGATGGAGAGGTTGCTGTTGAGGAAACAAGTGCTGAGTCAATGAGTGCTGAGCAAGTTGAATCAATTGTAAATGCAAAACTTGAGGCATTCTCAAAGGCTGTCGAAGGCTTAGCAGAAATGACTAAGGCTATTGCAGAAAATAACGCAACATTGGTTAATGAGTTGAGTTCATTGAAAAGTGAATTCGAGGCTTTCAAAGCTCAACCATCTGTGGAAACCAAAGAAGCTGAGAAATTCAGCAAAGTTGGCAACTTGACAGCCAGACAAATGTTTTTGAAACGAAATAAAATCTAATAAAAATGTCATTAAAAAAGTATCTTAAAGGCAAATTTGACTGGGATGTTTCTGGTCTTGCCGCTTATGTTGATGAGCAAAGAGAGGACTTAATTGTTAAGTCAGTTACTGAAGCTCGCACATTACAATATGTAACAATTCAGCAAGGGATCAAAGGATCTCAAGAATTGAAATTAATGGATGATTCAATTGTTTACCAGGATGGTGATTGCACAATGACTCCAGATGGAGACACTGTATTCACTGATCGTGCAATCGCAGTTGAGACTCTTGGATATATGAAATCTTTCTGTCAAAAAGATCTTGATGGTTTTTGGACTCAGTTAGGATTGCGTCCAGGTGCATCTGCAGAAGATAAGACTCTTCCATTTGAGCAACAAATCATCAGCTATTTATTGCAGTTACATTCATTTGAATTGGACAAATTAATCTGGAAAGGAAACAAAGTTTCTGGATCTGGTAACTTGGCTAAGATGAATGGATTCCGTCAATTCTTAACGACTGCAAATGGTTGTGTTAATTTGAATACATCATCAACTGCATCAATCTCAGCATCTAATGCTTTTGATGTATTCTATGAGTGTTTCATTAACACACCAGCAAATGTTGCTGAGGCTTCTGATTTCATTTGTTTCACAGGACGTGAGAATTTTAATTTCATTACTAAGAACTTAGTTGATGATAATTTATTCCACTACAATCCTGCTGCTCTTGGTGACTTGAATGAGCTTGTTTTACCAGGAACAAACATGAGAATTGTTAAAGTTAATGGATTGAATGGTCTTGATAACATTTACACTGGTAGAGCTTCTCACTTTGTATTTGGTACTGACTTATCATCTGACTTTGAAAACTTTGATTTGTGGTATTCTCAAGATGATGATGTAATCTATTTACGTTCTAAGTTCAGAGCTGGTGTTCAAGTACCTTTCTTGGATCAGATCGGAGTGTGGAATGGAACTGGATCTCCAAACTAATAAATAATAACGGGAGGGGGTAACTCCTCCCTATTTAATAACATTAAAAAAACTAAGAACAATGGCTTGTAATATGACAACTGGATACAATGATAGAACTTGTACCAATGGAAAAGGTGGTATCAAATCTGTTATGTTGTTTCCTTTAGGTAACGTTACAAATAGTAATATTACTGACAATGAGGTTGATACATTGACTGTTTCTGGTGAGGTTTTTTTATATAAGTTAAAGTCAAATCTTTCAAGCTACACTGCACCAATCCGAGTTAATAAAGGAAATGGTACACTTTGGTATGAGCAAACATTGACAATGATCTTGGCATCCGATACAAAGGACTTGAGATCAGAGATTCATTTGTTAGGTCAGAATGAAGTGGTTGCAATTGTAGAGAAAGCTGATGGTACTTATGTTGCTCTTGGATTTGGTGAAGGTCTTCAAATTGCTGAGGCTTCCGCTTATGGATCTGGAGTATTGAAATCTGACAGATTAGGTCATGATATCATCATGGGTGGATTGGAAAATGATCCAGTTCCAGATGTTGATCCAGCTGTATATGCCTCTTTATTGGCACAGCAATCTCCATCAATTTAAGAATTGAATAAACTCTTATCATAAGGGAGGGCTGTGTCCCTCCTTTTTTTGTATATTTGAATCATGGAAATACTAAAAAAATACATAGGCTCAATGCAATGGTCACCATTACTAAGTAAATGGATAGCTATTGAGAGAGGCAAAGAGGAATTCTATGCTAAGATTGGACTCTTGCACATATTTGAAAAACGTAAACCAAAACTAATTAAAGATGCTAAGATTAGAGAAGAGCTCAACATCAACAATGATAGTGACAGTGACAGAACTGACAACAGTGAGTCCAGTTCATTACCTCTTTGAGTTTGAGCATGAACAATCTTTCTTAAAATATTATTGCATTCTACCAAATCTCAGCAATGCCATCACCAGATATGATGAGTTTGAACTGACTGATGGCGTGGATGTCACCTTTGATTATGATGGATATTACACTTACAGAATCTATCAGCAAACATCAGCTGTCAATTTAGATCCAGATTTATCAGATGGATTGGTTGAGGAGGGCAGAGCTCATGTATATGTGCAAGATTCACCATCAAATGAATTCTCAACAAATATAACATTTAACATTTATGAATAAGAAACTTGAATCAATGTCATTCAGAAAGGATTTTGTCCTTCCAATTGAGGAGCAAGACAGAATGCTTGGTTTTATTAAATGGGGAAAAAAGAATGACTATCCTTATTTTTTAGTTGATCTTTACAATGGATCAGCCTGGCACCAGGGTATCATCAAGAACAAAACACATTACATTGCTGGTGGAGGTCTTGAGGTTGTATCTGGAGAGCTTGCAAGATTCATTGCCAATCCTTATTCAGACTTTAATATGAATGAGATTGTTGAGCAATTGGCATTTGATTATGAGTTGTTTGGTGCATTCGCAGTCAAAGGGACCTGGAATAGAGAAGGGACCAGAGTTGCTGTGTGGGAGTATCTTGCCATTGATGCAATCAGAATCTCATCAGATGAAAGAATGTATTATCTTTCTGATGATTGGACAGTGCAACAGCAATCAGCTGAGAAAACAAATCTAAGAACATTGCCAGCTCTTGATGAGACCAATAAGGTTGGCTCATTTGTATTGTATTACAAGGATCCAGCTAAGAAGGGCAGAAAGGAGCATGGAGTATATCCAAAGCCACCATATCAAGGAGGTATCACATCAATTCAGACTGATGTTGACATCTCTAAGTTCCACTGTTATGAACTGCAGAATGGCTTCAAGTCAGGAACTATGATTACTTTCATGGATGGTTTCCCAGAAACTCAAGAGGAAGCTGAGTCATTCAAGAATCAAATTAAAGGACCAGCATCCAACATTGAGAATTCAGGTGATATTATCATAACATTTGCACCATCTGCAGATCAAGCTCCAAAGGTTGACAACTTAACCGGCAATGATCTTGATAAAAGATATGATATGCTTGAGGATAGTGTGCAACAGAACATATTGGTTGCTCATTCAGTTGTTGCTCCATCATTATTTGGTGTTGCTCCAGAGGGATCATTTAACGCAGCTGAGAGTGCAGATCTATTTGAGATCTTTAAAAAGACTTATGTTGAGACAAGACAAAAAAGAATTGAGTGGATATTGAATTACATGGTTAAATTATCTGGAGAGACTGGTGTTATTAAGCTTAAAGATGTGACTCCAATAGGAACAACTCAAGAGCCAACAGCTGTTGC